AAGCTCCACGTGCATTAGTAGGTCCTGTTGAGCTTCCGGTCTCAATAGCAGCTGGAGGATTATATGCTAACTATCAAAACCAATTAGACTTTGCAAAAGCTTTAGACCGAACTAATCTTTCTGAAAATCAAAAAAACAATTTTAAAAATAAATTTAGAAGAGCTGAACTAGGAGTTGATGTCGGTGTGGGTGAAGAAATTTTAGTAGATACTATGGGCACGGAAAGCGATATTATCGGTGGAATTAAAGATCCTGATAAAATAGGTCAATATCAAAAAATAGCTTTCGATGCCATAAATGCAGAGCGAGCAGTGCAAGCAGAAAAATTAGAACAACAAAGAAAAGAAGCTCAGACTATAGAATTTGATGAGGACTTTGATGTACTCTAAAGGTAAAAAATCAGGTCCACCACCAGAGAAAGGCCCAGCCTCACAAGGGTTGAAGTTTACTAAAAAACCCTATACAACCAACAGATCGGAGAGATTATATGGGAGAAATAGACAAGTCATTACCAAACGTAAAACAAGAAGTTAGTATAGACCAACAAGAGATTGAACAAGCAATTGATGCAGATCAAGAGATTGCAGAAAAACAAGGTGCGCCAGTTGATGTTCAAGAAAACGAAGATGGTAGTGTCGATATAAATTTTGATCCGGGACTCGCGTCCCAACCACAATCATCAGAACATTTTGCAAACCTTGCAGAACTTTTACCTGATGAAGTTTTAGGAAGTTTAGCTTCGAACCTAATGGGCAACTACCGTGATTATAAGATGTCGAGAAAAGAATGGGAAAAATCTTACACGGATGGTTTGGACTTATTAGGATTTAAATATGACAATCGTACAGAACCCTTTAGAGGTGCGTCAGGTGCAACCCACCCTGTCTTAGCAGAAGCAGTGACTCAGTTCCAAGCTTTGGCGTACAAGGAATTATTACCTGCTGATGGTCCAGTAAGAACACAAGTTTTAGGAATCAGCACACCACAAAAACAACAACAGTCTCAACGTGTAAAAGATTACATGAATTATGAGATTATGAATAACATGACAGACTATGAACCTGACTTTGATCAGTTGTTATTTTATTTACCTCTTGCAGGATCTGCATTTAAAAAAGTTTACTATGATGAAGTTGAAGCTAAAGCTGTTTCTAAGTTTGTACCTGCAGATGATTTAGTTGTGCCTTATGCTGCAACATCACTAACCGATGCAGAATCAATTATTCATGTTGTGCGTATGTCAGAGAATGATTTACGAAAACAACAAGTGGGTGGTTTTTACAAAGACATGGAGTTGACTCCAGGACCTGTGAATGAAACAGAAGCAGAGAAAAAAGAAAGAGAACTTGCAGGTGAGAAAAAAACAAAAGATGGCGGCATCTTTACATTATTAGAGTTTCACACAGAGATTGACTTAGAAGGTTTTGAAGATGTGGATCAAGATCAAGAACCAACAGGTATTAAACTTCCATACATTATTACTATTGAAGAAGCATCAGGACAGATTTTATCGATTAGAAGAAACTATGAGATTGGTGATGTAAAAAGAAAACCCATTCAATATTTTGTACATTTTAAATTTTTACCAGGACTTGGTTTTTATGGTTTTGGTTTGATACACATGATCGGTGGATTATCAAGAACAGCCACCGCTGCTTTACGACAACTATTAGATGCTGGAACGTTATCAAACTTACCAGCAGGTTTTAAACAACGAGGCATCAGAATACGTGACGATGCACAAGCGATACAACCAGGAGAATTTAGAGATGTAGATGCACCAGGTGGAAACATTAGAGATTCATTTATGATGTTACCTTTCAAGGAACCATCTGCAACTTTATTACAGTTAATGGGGGTCGTAGTTCAGGCAGGTCAACGCTTTGCTTCTATAGCGGACTTGCAAGTGGGCGATGGGAATCAAGGAGCAGCTGTGGGTACGACCGTTGCGCTCCTAGAACGAGGCAGTCGTGTAATGTCAGCTATTCACAAAAGATTGTACTCTTCGTTAAAAGTAGAATTTAATTTATTAGCTAGAGTTTTTAAACTTTATCTACCACCGGAATACCCCTACGATGTGGTAGGTGGACAACGCTTCATCAAGCAAAATGACTTTGATGACAGAGTTGATGTTTTGCCAGTTGCAGATCCAAATATCTTTTCACAAACCCAGCGTATTTCCCTTGCGCAATCGGAGCTGCAACTCGCAACCTCAAATCCAGGGATACACAACTTGTATCAAGTTTACAGAAATATGTATGAAGCATTGGGTGTAAAAAATGTTGATCAAATATTAAAACAGGAAGCACCCCCTGCACCAAAAGATCCAGCGTTAGAACAAATTGATGCAATGGCAGGAAAACCTTTTCAAGCGTTTCCAGGCCAGGACCACAGAGCTCACATTACTTCGCATTTAAATTACATGGCAACTAACATGGCAAGAAATGCACCACTCATTATGGCAGCTTTACAAAAAAATATTTTAGAACGTATTTCGTTAATGGCACAAGAGCAAGTTGAGATAGAATTTAAAAATGAAATCCAACAACTTGCAATGATGTCACAAAATCAACAAGCGATGGCAAACCCTGAAATGCAAATGCAAGCAAGAATGTTGTCAGAAAAGATAGAGTCTAGAAAAGCAGTGTTGATTGCAGAGATGACAGAAGAATTTAGAAACGAAGAAAAGAAAATTACTTCACAATTTGACAATGATCCTGTTGCAAAACTAAGATCTAGAGAATTAGACCTACGTGCACAAGAAAATGAGAGAAAACGTATGGAAGGTGAAGAGAGATTGAACCTTGATAAGATGAGAGCGATGATGAACCAAGAAAATCAAGACGAAAAACTAGAACAAAACGAAGATTTAGCAAAATTAAGAGCTAATACATCGATTGAAAAGACAATTTTGTCAAAAACTTTACCAAGCAGTAAAGATATGATGGGAAATGTAGCAATTATCAGAGGTAACGATGACTCAAACTAAAAAACAAGACAAAAAAATCGCAAAAGTTATGCGAGAGTTTAAAAAAAAGAAATTAACTATTGGAAAATCAGATAAAAAAGTTAAAAATCGTAAACAAGCAATAGCTATTGCTCTAAATAGAGCAGGCGTAAAACAAAAAGGTAAAAAATAATGTGGTTATCAGCAATAAAACTAGCAGTTTCTACGGGTAGTAAGCTTTATGCTAACAGACAGAAAACTAAAGAGGCTATGTCTAATGCAAGATTAATGCATGCAGAGCGTATGGCCCGCGGTGAGGAGGCTTACCAGGGTAAATTATTAGAGGCTCGACAAAATGATTGGAAAGATGAATTTGTCTTGATCCTATTGTCAATCCCGATTATAGTACTTGCTTGGGCAGTAATCAGCGATGACCCGGCTGCAATGCAAAAGATAGAATTATTCTTTGAATATTTTTCTAATCTTCCGAAATGGTTCACAAATTTGTGGATTCTTGTCGTGGCGAGCATTTTTGGTATAAAGGGTACACAAATATTTAGAGGAGGAAAATAATGGCAAATCCAAGATACAATAAACAAACAACTAATAGACGTGGCGCTATGAACGGCGGACGTATGAAAAAAATGGGCGGCGGCATGATGATGAAAAAAAGAAGCATGCTAAACACAGGATCGAAACCTGACTTTTTAGATTTAGACAAAGATAAAAATACAACAGAGTCTATGAAATCTGCAGCTAAAAGTGCGAAAACAGGGATGAGAGCTAACAAAAAAGAAAAAGCAGGAATGAAAAGAGGCGTTAGTAAATTAAACGAAGGTCTTAGAAAATTTTTAGCAAAAAAAGGTAATAAATAATGTTAGAAAAAGTTAGATCATTTTTAAAAAACGTTTTGTGTAAAATTCTTTGTATTAAACAATGTATGTGTAAGAGGAAAAAAGATGACTAAACTTTGTCCTAGAGGTAAGGCCGCAGCGAAGAGAAAATTTTCTATTTATCCTTCAGCATATGCGAATGCCTACGCGAGCAAAATTTGTGCAGGTAAAATTAAGGATCCATCTGGTGTAAAGAGAAAAGATTTTAGAGGACGTAAACCGAAAGCCGCTGGTGGTAGAGTTTATAAAGCAGGTGGTGGATTAATGGAAGCAACTCAAAAACTTAGAAGACAAGGATTAAAAAGAGGAGGCATTGCAAAAGGATGTGGTGCTGTCATGTCTAATAGAAGAAAAACAACAAAGGTTTTCTAAAGTCATGGCTAAGAACGGTCTCGACAAATGGTTCAAACAAAAATGGGTCGATATCGGATCTAAAAGAAAGGATGGATCTTTTGCCAAGTGTGGGAGATCGAAACAAAAGAAAGACGCGAAAAGGAAGTATCCGAAATGTGTCCCGCTTGCGAAAGCGAGATCGATGTCGGAAGGTCAAAGACGTTCAGCCGTCGCTAGAAAAAGAGCAGCTTCGAACGTGGGACCTAAACCTACTAATGTTCGTACGTTTGCTAAGAGGGCTAAAAAAGCTGCTGGTGGTGTCACTGAGCCTTATCGTGGTCGTTACATTAGTGGAGATCTGGGCGGTGTTAAAGTTTCCAACCCAAGTCTCGTCAAGTATTACAAAGGAATGGTTTAACATGGTCGTCAACAGATCAAAGATGCCACAACAAGTAACCAAGGCACCAGGCAAGAAAAAATTTAAAAACTATAAAGAGGTGAGACCTATCTTAGAATCATCGACAAAAAAGACGTTAGATAAATATTATAAGGATTTAATAAAATGAGACGGCAAGATAAAATGCCAGCAAGAAATAAAAAGAACTTCAGATCAACAAAGTCTGGAGCAGGCATGACAAAAGCTGGGGTCGCTGCCTACAGAAGAATGAACCCTGGCTCTAAACTAAAAACAGCCGTAACAGGTAAAGTTAAACCTGGATCTAAAGCTGCAAAAAGACGTAAATCATTTTGTGCAAGAAGCGCAGGACAAATGAAAAAATTTCCTAAAGCTGCTAAAGATCCTAACTCTAGACTAAGACAAGCTAGAAAAAGATGGAAGTGTTAAATGGGAAAAGACCCAAAAGTAGGGACAGGGAAAAAACCTAAAGGTTCAGGAAGGAGATTATATACCGATGAAAATCCAAAGGATACTGTCAGTATTAAGTTCGCGACTCCGCAAGACGCCAGGGCGACTGTGGCGAAGGTTAAAAAGATTAGTAAACCGTTTGCGAGAAAAATTCAAATCTTAACAGTTGGTGAACAACGAGCAAAAGTGATGGGTAAATCACAAGTTGCTTCTATTTTTAAAAAAGGAAAAGAGGCGATTAGGAGAACTAGAAAAGCATGAAGATTTCTGAATCAACACACATCTCTATGCCGGTTAGAAACTTAATTAGCATCGTGGCTGCCGTGGCAGTAGGAGTGTGGGCATATTTTGGTATTGTTGAACGTATTAATAATCTGGAGACATCTAAACAATTGATGGAAGCAGATCTTCTGAAGCGTGCGGAGCAGAAGCCAAAGAACTTAGAGATGTTGATGTTAATTGAGATGAACGCAAAAATGTTAGAAAAACACCAGAAACAATTAGATGAGAATATACATACTAAAGTATTATTGACTGAAGCAGCAAAAAAGATAGAAAAACTACAAGAAGATGTAGAGAAATTAGTGAGGAAAAACGGCAAATGATAGAAATTATGGCTTTATTAATGTTTGTTGGAAACCCTCAAGAACTTAAAGAAATGACCTATACTTCAGGCGTTTCTGAGTGTTTACAAAAAAAGAGGGTGATATCTAGAAATATAGGTAACAGTGTAATTTACATGTGTTCAAAAGTAAAAGCAGAATTATCAAAAGATAATAAAATACTAAGAATAGAAAAACTAAAATAGGAGAAAGATAATGGACGGACTATTTATTGTAGCTAAGCTACAAAAAATAATGAAAGAAAATATGCAAAGCGTGGTCGACACAATTTGTGGAGGTGGCGTTGACAATATGGAAAAATATCAATATATGTTGGGACAGATAAAAACTTATCAATTAACACTACAGGAAATCTCTAACCTGCTAGACGAAAAGGAGCAAAAAGAAGATGAAGGAAACGTTATCAAACTCGGAACCACCGAAGATTAAACTCGCACTTGAAGATAAATATAAAAAACAAGATGAGGCTAAACCAGAGCCATTAAACCCAGACAATATTAAAGGTCAGGTTGATCAACTACCAGAGCCATCTGGTTGGAGACTTTTAGTTTTACCTTTTACCCCAAGAGAAAAAACTAAAGGTGGAATTATTATTGCACCAGAAGCATTAGATAAATTTAGAATCGCAACCACTTGTGGTTACGTATTAAAAATGGGTCCGCTTTGTTATCAAGACAAAGACAAATTTAAAGATCCGTGGTGCAAAAAAGGAGATTGGGTAATCTTTGCTAGGTATGCTGGTTCAAGACTACCAATAGAAGGCGGAGAAGTCCGTATATTAAACGATGATGAAGTATTAGGAACGATCGCAGATCCAGAGTCCTTGCTTCACGTGCTATAACATAGGAGAAGGCTATGCCAGAAGAAAAGAAAATGAATACAGAAGATACAGAGATAGTGGATATAGATACTTCCGGTCCAGAAGTGGACGTAGAATTAAAGGATGAAAAAGAAGAAAAAAAGGAGGAGCAAGGAGATATTGTTCAACCTGTTGAGACTTCTGAAGAAAAACCTGAGGTTCAAGAGGAAGAAGTAAAACAAGAAACAGAGACCAAGGAACAAGAACCACAAAAAGATGAACTAAAAGAATATAGTGAAGGGGTTCAAAGAAGAATCGCTAAACTAACTAAAAAAATGCGTGAAGCTGAAAGACAAAGAGATGAAGCAACACGATATGCAAAAAGTGTTCTTGAGAAACAAAAAGAATCTGAAAGTAAACTTTTAAAATTACAACCAGATTATTTAAAATCTTTAGAAGCAACAATTCAATCAGGAAAAGATGCTGCTATGGCAAAACTAGCTGCGGCTAGAGAAGCAGGTGACATCCAAGCTGAAGTTGCAGCTCAACAAGAGATTGGAAAACTTGGTTATCAAGAGGCTCAATTAGCTCAGCAAAAAGAAACTATGCAAAAGCCAACTGAAGAAAAGAAAGCTGTTGAACCAACAGAAACAGTGAATACATACCAAGGGTATGAATTACCTAAGGACGCACCTGTTTCAGATCCAAAAGCTGAAGAGTGGGCTTCTAAAAATAAATGGTTTGGAACCGATAATGCAATGACGTACACGGCTTTTGATTTACATAAAAAGCTTACCGAAGAAGAGGGATATGATCCAAAAACGGATGAATATTATTCTGAAATAGATAAAAGAATAAGACTTGAATTCCCTCACAAATTTGGTAGTACTGAACCAACGGAACCGGCTAAACCAGTGCAAACAGTAGCTTCGGCGAAGCGAAGCACAAAAACAAGCCGCAATACAGTGAGACTCACACCCTCACAGGTAACAATCGCTAAAAAATTAGGTGTGCCATTAGAAGAATATGCGAAACAATTAAGACTCACGAAGGAGGTATAGGCATATGGAAAACGAAAAAATGAAATCTTCTCGTGCGAGCCAAAGTAGAGCTAAAACAGTTAAGAAAACTACTTGGACTCCACCCTCATCTTTAGATGCACCCCCTGCACCTGATGGGTATAAACACAGATGGTTAAGAGCAGAAGTTTTAGGATTTGATGATACTAAAAACATGTCTGGCCATTTAAGATCTGGTTTTGAGCTCGTAAGAGCAGAAGAGTATCCAGACAGTGATTACCCAGTTTTACAAGAAGGTAAATACAAGGGCGTGATCGGAGTAGGAGGCCTTCTGCTGGGAAGGATACCTAATGAAGTCGTTGAGGCGCGAAAAGAGTATTTTAATAAAATGACTCAAGAAAAAACAGACGCTATCGACAAGGACTTGATGAAGGAACAGCACCCAAGTATGCCAATCAATAGTGAGAGGCAGACTCGTGTAACTTTTGGTGGTACGAAAAAGAGTTAATTTTTTAACGATTTTTCTCCAACAAAATAAACTTTAACAAGGAGAAAACAAATATGGCTAACCAAGATGCAGCCTTTGGATTAAAACCAATTGGCTTTTTGGGTAGTACACCGATGAACTCTGGACTTACAGAATTTGAAGTCGCAGCTTGTGCATCA